GTGGAAATTCTTTCTGTATATTGTGCAATTGTTCGCCTGGGTCACAAAAGTCCTCGGCAATGACAATTTCTACATCTTTAATTTGACTTTGACCAATGGTTTTAAGAGTGTATCTTAACTGGGTCAGACGGTTAAAATAACTCATCACAATTGATATCATTGGTATTTTCCTTGTTCTTGTTTGAATACGTCAAGTTCTTTGCGTTTGCCTTTGGCTGACCATATGGCGCTTTCAGTTCGCATAGCCCAATCAATATAACTCATGGGCAATAGACCTTTGTGGTATTTTGGCACCAGTTGATCTAGTAAAACTTGATCTAAAAACCAATATAGATCGTGTTTACCGATACTGGCACGTAAACTGTTTGCGTACTCTTGTAGGAATTCATGTGCGCCCACAGTGCCATTGAACAACACAGCACCAGCCAAATGGGTGCCATCTTTGGGTTTTTCGTAAAGATAAAAATCTTTAGTGCCCAGTTGATCATTGAATTGCCCACGAACCAATCCGTCGACGTCGATGCTCAAGCATCGTTGTCCTGGTTGTAGTAATTCAGCCAGTCTGACAAATCTAGTACAGGCATAATAAGTCTGACGAATCAGTATAGATAGGTCTTGTCGGCCACGTGTTTGTCCTTTTTTAAACATTTGTCTCTGACGATCGTTTTCAAATTGGGTTCTGGTCATCCAGTAGTCAGTTGCATGCTGAAACTCGCCCTCACTGGGCTGTTCATAAGTGCAAGTCACACCTGTGCGGGTTTGACAAAAATCAATCTGATCGGGTCTAGGATTGTATATGTGTATGTGTACTCCGTATTCTGGAGTGTTGGCCAGTATACTGTTGATCAACGGCCGGGCATGCAGGTCAAAATACACTGAGTCTGCGGCAGCATAGATAAAAAATTTATTTTGATTTAACGTTCCGTTAAGTTGGGGCAATATCATAGTCAGATATTTAGTGAGGAGAAACACAGCCTATAACTAATACTATGAGAGTAAGTATTTTTGATCAGTATGGTGCGCTTAATAGTCCGCCGGTTTTTGCGGCCGTACGTGCAGGGCTTGACAGTCTTGGCATCAAACACAACAACATGGACAGTTCAGCAGATGTTGCTGTTATCTGGAGCCAACTGTGGCACGGTAGAATGAAAAACAATCAAGGGGTATGGGACGCATTCCGTAATAGCAATCGTCCTGTTATTGTGGTAGAGGTGGGCATGTTGCGCCGAGGCAGCACATGGAAGTTAGGACTCAACGGAACCGGTAACAATGCATGCTATGGCCAAGATTTAATTCCAGGAAGGGCCGCAAAACTTAGATTAGATACAAAACCCTGGACCAATGCTGGTTACAATATTGTGATTGCCGCACAACGATCAGACAGTCAACAGTGGGCAGGACAGCCACCTACTGTGGCTTGGTTAACAGAAACTGCCAATGCCATTAGAAAACACACTGACAGACCTATTGTTATACGGCCGCATCCTAGACAGCGTATCAGTGATATTCCTGGTTGTGTCATTGAGATGCCGCGGCCCATCCAAGGAACATATGACAGTTTTGATTATGAACGGTGCTTGTCAACAGCATGGGCCGTGGTCAATCACAACAGCGGGCCTGGTGCACAGGCTGTGTTATATGGAGTGCCGGCGTTTGTACATGCTAGTAGTTTGGCTGCACCTGTTGGCAATACAGATTTGTCCACAATCAACAATCCGGCAAAGCCAGACCGAACTGCATGGCTAGAGCGACTAGCACACACAGAATGGTACACAGAGGAAATTGCCTCAGGATTGCCGCTTCGACGATTATTGTTGACCTAACCAAGACAAACTCTTGTCAATCCAGGCCAGTACAAGATCTTGTTGTCTTACATGCCCGTAGCGATTTATACTTCCTACCGCAGTTTCCGGTAGTAAGTTTTTATCTGCCAACTCATACCATGTAGTGGTCTTTGGATCCATTGGAGCATGATTGCTCTTATAAGCAATCACATGTATAAACTCATCGTCTGGGTGTTTTAAAAAGAACCCTGAATTACAATCCCAGCCATTGACGGCCAGCATGTGCATTAAACTAACCACAGTGTGATGATAATAACATCCAGTTGGTTGCACAAATGCCAGTTGACGTATATCCATGTTGGTGGTTTGCGGAACTGCCATGATCAACATGCCGCCCGGTTCAGCAATGGTGTTCCACTTGGCCAATGTTGCCAGTGGATTGATACAGTATTGAAATGCATCATGACACCATAGCACATCAAACTTTGATTTGCCAGGCAGATTTTCTGTATTTTCAAAATCTATTTTTTGATACACAATGTTAGAATGTTTTTTAACCACAGCAGGTGTAGGAACTGTGTCTATGCCTGTGCAACGAATATTCAACGGTATTGGAGCATCGTCTCTGGTTGTTCTAGTTGCCCACCATTCTAGATCTTGTCCTGCACCACATCCTAAGTCAACCAGTGTGCCAATGCTTTCCATAAAGTCATCGTACTCAAACAAGGTATTGAGTGTTTGTAAACTGTGTGCATGACTTTCGTCATTGTTTCTGAATGTCATAACTGTATGTCTTCCATGCCGGCTGCTCGCAGTCTAACCACATGTCCCAACATGAAGTTTTTACTTTCCATTGCTTTCATAATGCCCAAAAATCGATTGCGTAGTAGTGCAACTTCGTTGATAATGGTTTCAAAATCAATTACTTCATCTTCGCCGTCCACATACTTTTCAGCATCACGACTGGTCAATGCGCGAGCATAGCCTTCTAAATACTTTTGAAAATGCCTACGGCGAATCTTGCGCAGTTGTATGTTAAGGAAGTTCAGCACTGCTTCAATCTCCTGTAATTGATTAAATCGATGCTCGGTCATGCCCGGTAGTGCTGTGATATTTCGTTCAACCAAGCCGCCAATGGCACAGTCACGTCTTGCAGAAACAAGTTCATTTTCGTAATGAGCAATGAAGTCTGGGATTTCTCCCAGATTGGCAGTGACACGGTTATACCACATAGGTCAGCTTAGTCTTCGTATTCAGAATCCAGATCATCTTCATCTTCGTACTCTTCCTCTTCGGGTTCGTCGTCAAGATCTCGGATGTAGGCTGCCAGTGCTGTTTTAACATCCGTGTCGCCTTTGAATGCTGTGCGGATATCGTCAGGGTCACAGTCGTTATCCACTAGCACAGATACTAATACTTCAGCGGCTTCAGTGCGATCCACTGTGTTAACATACCGTTTAAGTTCATTCCAAATTTCGCTTGCTAAATCCACTGCCATTTTATTCCTCCACTGTGGTGTCGTCTATTGCTGTTTTTTCTTCTTTCTGGTTGGCAAAGTCTGCCATCAGCTTGTCTAAACAGCCGTTTTCATTTGCTTCCCATTTTTTACGGAACTGTTTGATCACTTCGCCATCACTGGTGACAAATACCAAACTGTTGCCTTCTTTCTTGAGAATGTTTTTCTTTTCTGCCAAGTCAACCAGACCCGAATGTGGACTCATACCAGTTGAGTAAGGAATCTTAACCTGCATTCCTTCGAAAGGTTTAGCATAGCGTGTTTTCATCACTTTACAACCAGCACGGATGCCGTTGACTTCGCTTACCTTGTTGCCATCTTCATCTTCTTTTAACTTCATCTTCTTCATGGCTACAACAATACTTGATGCATAGATGAAGCCTTGTCCACCGGAGATCTTGTCATCTGGGTCAAACATGTCTTGGCTTGCGTATGTATGATTGGTAGCAACCAATCCAACGTTGTAACTACCAAACATGTTAACAGAATTACGAACCAGCGAGGTAAGGGCTTTGGGTTTGCGACCCATGTCACCTTTCATATCACCTGCTTCAAATTGATTAACGTCTGTGGGAGTCAACAACATGCCTAATGAGTCAATTACCCAGAGAACTTTCATACGTTCTTCTTCGGGCAGGGCTTTATAGTCAATCATAAACGTTGAAATTGCTTTGGCAACGTCATCAATCATGCTCATGTTGAGTTTAAGCAATTTTGCTGGGCTTGTGTCTACACCTAATGCGTGTAGCCATGATTCATCAAGTGCATTTTCTGTATCGACTAAAATAACAAAGATGCCTTGTTCTTGTGCGTTCTTCACAATGTTGCCTGAGCAGATGTAACTTTTGCCTGCACCAGACTCGCCAGCAAACACAGTTACCTTGCCCAACGGAATACCTTTGTTGAAGTCTCCAGAGATCAGATAGTTTAGGGCATAGTTGCCTGTGCCAATCCAGTCAGTTGGATCGTTAAATCCGATACTCAAGCCTTGAATGCTTTTGGTAATGTCCTTGCGGAACTTTGATATGTCAAATGGTTTTGCCATATGTTTCCTTTAAATGTTTGTTTTTAATTATGAGAGGACACAAGGGAGGTCATCCCTTGTGTAAGTGCTACATTACTTCTGTTGACGTGCTCGGATCATGGCCAAAATGTCTTCGGCTTTC